TCCGTGGCCCCATATTTGATATGCCATTTTATGTTGTACTTTGGCTTTTCTTAACAAATATGGGGATATTCCTCTGTTCCAACATCTTCGTCTATAATTTAGATTTAATCCCGGCAGATCGGATTGTGTGTAACAATTAGCTCCCGGGCTACATGAACCTTGCCCAATAGTTCTACCACGACCATCTTCTGCTGGATATATGTTCCTAAAACACGCTTGTCTGTTTTTATAGTATTGTTCTGTAAAACTTCCTAGTCTGTTAGTATTTGCACACCAACAACAATCAATATCAGAAGCTTCCATCGGAGGAGCAAATAATTCTGAGGAAGCCAGATATCCTAATTGTCCTTCTTTTAAACTTACGTTTATTCTATCTTCTACTCCATCCTTTACACCACCATGTATATGTGGATATGGTGAACAATAACAAGGAAATCTAGTATCTGTTCTAATTAATTCATTGCCTGATTCAAAACATCCACTTTGCGCTGAAGACGACGATGGGGCACCCGGATAATTTATATCATTTAGCCATGCTTTAGGGTGGCAACTTATAGCCCAAGGGCCTTTTACAAAATTTGCAAAAGAAGTACATTGTGTTATATACGGATCGTAATCAAATGAATATTCTCTAGGATACCAATAAAAATTGCAACCAGAATATTTGTAAGCAAAAACAATTGGTTCACTATTAAACGCTTTACTATATGCTTTTTTTGTATTGCAGCATCTTGCTTCACACTCTATATGTTTTGGATCGTCCGGATTAAATACACCTTCTTTACATAATGTTGGAGCGTGAAGCCCACAAGCTATATCGGGATTCGACAATGCTGCGATTACTCCTGGTAGTTGCCAGCAGTTATTCTCTTCAATCCATCCCGGGCATCCGGGACCCCAAGTTTCTGCGCAGGGCCCCTCAGTGGCTCCCCCAGAGCCTAATCTAAAGTTAATAGTATCTTCCGGATTGACTAAGTTGCCTTCATCATCATATTTTGGTATATTTTGTGGATAAAATTTTTGTAATTTATTTTTTACAAATTGTAAAAATGAATTTTTTTTAAATGTTTTTGTAATGTATCCTTTTTGTTTTTTAATTTTTAATTGGTTTAGATAAGCATTATTTTCAAATTCAATAGAATTATTTTCAAATGCTGGTGCAGGTGTACCTGATGGTGGACCTGATGGTGGACACCTGTCGCAACAACATATACAACCGTTTGAGGGACCATTTAGAGCACGAATTAATGTGGGTCTTCCTGTAGCTCCCACCGAATTTCTTGGAACAAAAAGAGCAATCCAATCTTTTGGGCTAACTTCTGCATGCTCGGACATAGTTTCGCCAAATAGATTGATAAAATCCTTATAAAGAATTGGATTGCAGCAAAAGGATTCATCACTTGGTGGTGGGGGCTTTATCCGCCCACAACAACATCGTTTTCTACTCATAAATTATATCCTGCATTCTATTTAGCATAGAAATAAAAACCCACCTCAAATTTTGAGGTGGGTTTGAAAGGCTAAACTTTGTAAGTTTAGCGACGGGTTGCGCTGCGGAGACGATAATAGCTTCTGCCATTTCGCGTCTCACGAACCACGCTGAAACGATGGCCAAAGCGGTCCATCGCCTCCTGCAGGTCGCTCATGGTTGCGCGCATGTTATTGACGCGGAACCGAGAACGAGCCTGTCCGGGCGTCAGGGCGTTTCCCTGAGCCATATAATCACAAATACGCTGAATCTTAGTAGGACGATTGATTTTAGTAACGATCATTATATAAACCTTTCTAGACCATATTATAGCACAAATTTTAACCTTGTCAATAGGCAAATTAAAAAAATTATACCCATAAATTCGGCCTAAATAGCTATACTGGAGAATTTGCCATGAACCGAAAGCATCGCCAGTTTGTCAAGCATGTGAAAAAACATCTCAGCAAACACGAAATGCGGTTGGTTGTCGGAAGAGGCAAATCGGTAAACATAGGAAAAGGTCGATGTGAGGGATATTTCGACCAAGACAAAAAACTTATAAAAGTTGCAGGAAATAATTCTGCATTTTTAGAAACTTTGCTCCATGAATATTGTCATTTTCTTCAATGGCTTCAAAAATCCAAAATTTACAAAACTTCAGAAAAACATTGTTTAATCGTGGAAAATTGGCTTCACGGAAAAAAATATCCAGAACACAAAGTAAAAAGAGCATTCTATTGGGTTCGTAAAATGGAAAGAGAATGCGAGCAATATGCTGTAAAATTAATAGACAAATATGAATTGCCTATTAATAAGGTAAAATACATAAAAAGCGCAAATTGTTACATATATGCACACTACATGATGGAGAAAAAAAGAAAGTTTTCAACTTTCAGAAAAAGTCCATTCAAAAGCAAAAAGGTGCAAAGAATCATGCCTTCAAATTTCAAGGCAATGAGTCATCAAACCATTCCGCGAAAAATATACGACGCTTTGTTAAGCTGCGTCTGATCTTCGTATTTCTTCCCAGCGCTCTTCTTTTTTGATGTATCCTCTTTGTATCAGTTCTACAAGATGATCTTCGATCATCCCTAAAACTTCTTCATTGATCGGATACTTGGTTTCCCCATCTATTTCAATGGGGCCTGTTCCGGATTTAAGGCCCTCGCAGACAGCGAGATCGCATTGCTTTACCAAATCATCGGTAAATTCTAGCAATCCTGCTACCTGATAAAAAAGATCCTTACGAGAAGGATCTTCTTCTTTGCGAGCCAACGAACGGATTTCGTAAGTTAGTTCAGGAATTTTCATGTAAGGCGAAGAAGATACTTTGTACGCTGTAGAACAGCAAGCATCTCATCACCTATATTTAGCAATTCTGTGTCTGTTTCTTTGAGATTATCTCTAAGATTTTGGACAAAATTCATACCATCTTCTATTACTTCTTTTGGGTCTTTTTCTGCATAATTTTGCAAAGTTATTTTAAAATTTTCTTTGGCATTGATATTGCCATATTTACCAAAATAAACTTCAACAAAAGAATCAATCAATGCATCAAGATCTTCATATGCCTTCCCCAAAGCTTTATGCTGTGCATATGATTTAGTTTGCCAATGATGTACTCTTAATTGATTGTGCAGAGTTAGTAATGGGGTTATTATTTGCATACAAGTTATTTATAATTCCCCAGCTAGGATTCGAACCTAGACAAAAAGATCCAAAGTCTTCGGTGCTACCGTTACACCACCGGGGAATGGAAAGCCCCAACCTTTTATACTCCGGGGCCCAGAGTTGCAAAAATTTTTGAACAATATGAGTTCATGATAATAGCACTAGCAGAACCGACATTTATGCTTCTTACCGAGCCATATTGAGGAATGTAAAGAACATCATCGACAATATCCAAAACATTCTGGGGAATACCTATTTGTTCTTGCCCAAAAATCATTATGTAATGAATATCAGAATCAAAATTATAAAAATTTATGTCATTTGCTTGAGGTACATTGTCAATTCCCAATACTTTAACTTTGCCTTCATACATGGAAATATTTTTTTCAATGTAGGAGCCGAGATCGTCAATGCTTTTGACATGACGAAAGTTGGTATAATGGTGTGTACCAACCGTACCCCTGCGGTCGTATTTTTTGTTTCCATAAATTACGACCTCTTTCGCAAGAAATGCGTTAGCATTTCGTATGACGGTAGCAATATTAAAATCGTTACCAATGTTGCAGCAGACAACAGAAAAGTTGTGCCGCTTAACATCAAGATCAGCGCGTATAGCATCATCAGTCCAGTATTTATAATGGTCGATTATGTTTCTTGTGTCCATATTAATCATCCAACTGAACTAGTCCTTCATCGGTGGTATAAAAAATATTATGAAAAATATCTTTGCACCATCGATTGCAAACCGGACATGGTTTTGCATTTCTAAAGTTTCCAAATCGGTTAAATCTAAAATTCAACAAAATCAATTTTTTGTCTCTTAGACTTCTAGGCACTTTCCGAAATGCGTCAAGCTCGGAATGCATTTCTGGATACTTGTATCCGAGCTTGACGCTTTGCGGATGAGTTTTGTACTCATTTTGTCCAATTGCAATTATTTCCTTTTTGTACACAATTATGGAAATATGCTTTTTTTGTCTCTCCATAGCCATGGAGAGAGGCTTTGCAATAGGAACGTATATCTTACCGATCTGTTCTATGTTCAAATTAATCCATCGTCAACTTCAGCGGCGAAGACGTGTTCTTCACGCTCTTCGACGGAGTCACGATGCCTCTATTCAGGCTCGCATCATACTGCTGCTTCATCTCATCGAGAGGATCGACGCTAAAGGCAATGAATGTGTTCGGAACATTGATTCCCTGACTTGCCTTTGTGTAGATAAGCCAAGGCATGATTCCGATCTGACCTTCCTTCATTGGAATCAGAATGGCTGGATCCTTAAACGTAACATGATTTGCATGCTCTTCAAAACGGGTGATGATTTCTTCGCCTGAGTTTAGTCTAAATACTTTTACGTTCATGTGGTTTCCTTTATTTGTACCTATTATAGCATATACTCTAACAATAGCAAGCCCAAATATGAAAAGTTTTAAAAATTTTATCCTAGAAATGTTGGAAGAACCCCCAGTAAAAGTTGAACAAACTCCGCCGCGCAAGCCGATGGGAGAAGGAGGCTTGGGGCAACAAAAGGCAAAAGTTCGCGTAGAGGGCGAACCGGAAACAAAAAAACCAGAAGAACCCAAAAAGCAAGAACAACCAGCACAAGACGATCCATTCGGAGGAAATGATCAAATAAGAAGAATGTATGGATCAATTGTGGCGTCCGAACACACTGCTAGTAAAGTAAAAGATCCTTTTACATATGATGAAAGATTGTACATAAGAACCCAAGATAAAAGCGGAAAATCCAGTGCGTATGGTCCATTGCAAATTGTAAGAAACACCGCAAGGGGATTTTTTAGAAATAACCCAGAATTATTCAAAGGAAATGAAGACTACGCCAAAAAATTTATCGAACAAGGTGACAAATTTTTAAAAGCAGGAAAGTCAAACGATGAACTGTACGGCCCCGGTTGCGTTGGAGATTTATGCGGAGAAGAACATCACGCCAATTATCAAAAGTTGGGAGCTGCAATAATTCGCGGAAAAGCCAAAGAATTAAAAATAGATCTAGAAAAACCTATGTCAGAACAAGATACTACTAGATTCGTAGAATATTGGCGAGGGGCAAGCGAAAAAGAAGATCCCAGATATTTTAGAGAATTCAGAGCAGCATTCACACCGAAAGCACCAGCTCCTGCTCCTGCTCAGGTTTCTCCGAAAAAATAAAATCATCTTTTGAAATTTTAAAAAACCAATCTGGAACATTGCCCTTTTTCCATTTGGCAAATCTCATTTTTTCTCCGATGTAATATGCTCTGTAAGCAGCAACAGCACAAGAATTCTTGTAAGAATCTGGCATTGCCTGAGCAAATGGTGTAAGACATCCAAGTTGTATTTTGGCGGGAAAACGGCAAAGTTGCGATTCAAGCATTGAATTCATTGCATGAATTTTTCCATATCTAAAAGTATATTCATTGGACAAAGCAACGGCGTGCTTGTGCAGCCATATATAATTTTCTGAAGTTTGTCTGGTCCAGATAGTGCAGGGATGATTGATCATCGTTGCTTTGCAAATATTTGAATTATTACATGAATAAGTATTGTACTTTTTTTTCCCAGAATCGACAAAAATACTTTCACCATCGAGTACGTGATGTGCAGTCGAAAGCAGCTGGCAAGATTCAAGAATCATTTTAACTACGTGCTTATCACACATCATTTTAGCAGCAGTAACAGGATTATTGTCTAGGACAAAGATGTTCATAGGTATTATTTTACCATATGCAATCGAGATGTCAATGCAAAAAGAAACAACTCCCTCTAAAAGGGAGTTGTCGGACAAGAGATGCTATCTCCTGTGGGGTTAATATTATTTATATTTCGTTATTTTCAAAAACCGTGTTCAATGTTCTGTTCACCCTGACTAGTTTTCCTTTTTGATACAAAGAAGACAAGTCAAAAGCGCCAACATAAGAACAAGCCGACCGAATCCCACCAAAAACTTCCTGTATCGTATTTCGTACAGATCCGCGATATGGTACTTCAATTGTTCGCCCTTCCGATGCTCTGTAATCGGAAAGCCCACCATTGTACTTTTCATTTGCAGTTTTGCTGCTCATTCCATAGTGCAACATTTTGAGCTCTCCGTGCTCTCCGTGTCGTATTTCTCCTCCGCATTCATCGTGCCCAGCGAATACTCCTCCCGCCATTATGAATGCGGCACCAGCCACAAATGCCTTTGCAAAATCTCCGGGATATACAACTCCTCCGTCAGCAACGATCCCAATATCTAATGCTTCGGCTGTCTGTGCACACTCTAATACCGCGGATAGCTGTGGATAGCCCACGCCTGCCACTCGCCGGGTCAGACACATCGACCCCGATCCGATTCCCACCTTTACCAGATCTACTCCAACCTTTGACAATTCCTCTACCCCCTCTGGGGTCACGACATTCCCTGCAATCAAAATCGACTTTGGCCATTTTTCTCTGATCTTTCTTGTAAAATTATAAAATTCCGTCATGTAACCATTTGCAACATCAACGCAGACAAAAGTAGGATCGCTAATACTAGCGGAATCCACAAATAGTTTGCTATCCGCATCCATTCCCAAAGTCAAGGATACGTACTTTTCTTTTTCCGGATGGCTTGCCACAAAACTAGAATAATAGCTACCACCTTTTCTTAGGCAAGTAACTACTTCATATTCGGACAATACCAAAGCCATTTGATGCGTTCCGATTGTAGACATGTTGGACGCCATGATCGGGACGCCAGTCCACTCGGCACCGCACTTAAATTTTCCATTTACTTTTAGAGATACATCTTTTCTGGATTTTACTTCAGATTTTGAAGGAACAATCAAAACATCCGAATAATCCATTTTTGGTTCGCAATTGATGATCATGCCAATATTGTATCACAAAACAAAAATTAAATCAACTGTGAAAGTCTTCTATTCTTTCAATTATGTGAGATAAGCTCAACATTTTTTCCGCCAATTGTTTGGACGTTATCTTGTCCAAAAGATATGCTTCATAATTTTTAACTATGAGCTTTGCTTCTCTCAGCAATATTGTATTGAGATGTTTTTCTACTTTTGGATCTTTTTGATTTTCCATCAAAAATATTTATTCAAAATCAGTAGTGTCATCTCTGGTCATTTCCAAAAGATTGTCTGGATAAAAAGAACTCCATTTTTGCTTGACCGTATTCCAAAGCAAAACTCTTCCATCTGGCAATAAAGAGAATGCGGCTTCTCTTACATGCGATTCTCCATTTACCAAATCTTCTCTCAAAGTTCCCATTATTTGCGCAACTTGTCCATTGACTTTTATGACCAAAAAAGAAACGATCCCATCCAAAAGTTCTTCTATTATCTGATTTGGGTTTATGTGATCTGCAACGTAAACTTTGTCTTCTTTTGCAATTTTTACCGATACAATTTTATCGGTCAAAGGATTGTATGCTTTTGGATAATACATTTCATCCAAATTAAAATACACTTCTAAATTTCCGTATCTTTTGTAAAAGTAAGAAGAATACATCATATCTTCTTCTATCGCTTTGTTCAAATTGTCTTCTCTTTGTTGACGACTTCCGTATGGCTCAACTTCTTTGTCATAAGAACCATAACCAAAAGTAGTTTCATCGAACCCAAAATCTTTCTGCATTTTAATTGCAGTTCTTTGAGCATCGATGCTGGCAAGAGCATCTTTTATGCTCTGCCTGTCTATTTTTTGCGGAGAGTAATCTTCGTCGCTTGAATTTTCTATGATTTCATAATCATTTGCCATCACGAAACTCTCATGGCTATTATTTTATTGGTATCTTCTCTTACAGATACTACGGATACCCCGTTTTGTTCAAGCATTTTGAACAATTCATTATATAAAAAATAAGGAAAAAACAAAAATACTTGATGGAATGGCATTCTTCTCAAGTTTTTTATTTTACTTGACATTTCTTTAATAGAGTCTATTTCTATTTCTGAAATATGAAAAATAGTTGTTCTTGAAGAAGAAGTTTCTTTTATGTTCACAAAATTATTTATAGCTATTAAAAATTATCTTCATCTTCATCTGGAGCAAGCCCTCCAATTATTTTTTTCTTGGATGCTTTTTTCTTTTTAATATTTTTTGCGCGTATAGCAGCTTTTACTGCTTCCATTCTAGCCAATTCTTTCGATGAAGGTTCGTCACTTATTTTTTTTTTTACCGGAAGCAGGAGCGCTTTTGGCTGGGGGAGTAGGAGGAGTCGGTGTGGTCTTTTTAGATGCTTTTCTTGCTTTAGGAGCAGAAGATCCAGCAGGAGTTGGAGCAGAACTTGGTGCTGCTGAAGTAGTAGATGACTTAGATTTTAATTGGTTCATTACAGAACTTAGTGCGGCCCCCATTGATGCTGCTTGAGCATTTACTAATGATGGAACCTCATCTCTATTTGCCGGATCTATTGCTGCCGTTTCTGCTTTAAGTTTTGCGACTTTAGCGGCAGACAATTCTGCTGCGGATTGAGCAGCCCTTCTTTTTGTTAATCCCGATATTGCAGCTTCTTGTCTTCTTCTTCGTTCTATTTCTGCTCCAGCTGTTAATTTCGCTGCAGCTGCTTTTTCTTGTTGCGTTCTAATTGAACGTCTTTCGCGGCGAGCTTTATTTCCTTCTCCCCTTTGAAACTTTCTTTGGTCTGCTGCTCTTTTTCTTGCTGCTTGTTCGGATGCTTTTCTTTCTTGGGTAGTAAACGTTCTGTTGGCTCCCTGCTCGGCTTGTCGGGCTGCTATTTGTGCTGATGTTTCTCCTGATTTAAATCGCTCCCCGGCTTCTCTTTCCGAGGTAGTAAACTGTCTTCCGCTTGCCACTTCGGCTTCTCTGGCTTGTCTTGCTAATTCGTTTTGCTGTGCAGTAAAAGTTCTTTGTAGTCCCGGTTCTGCAATTCTAGATAGGAGAGCTTGTCTTTCTAAAGCCTTAGTTTCAGATTCTTCTTTTCTTTTTTGTTTTTCTGCTTGCCAATCTTTTGCAACTTTATATGCAGCACCGCCCAAAATTCCCAAACCAATCAAAGTTCCAATAACTTCATTCAATTGCTTTGGTTGGGATTTTTGATTAACTTCTTGAAGGGCGTTTTCAAATAATTTTCTATTATGACGATTGTCCATGTTAAAAATATTTAGATTTTTTTCTTGACAAGTCCCCGTAAAGATATTATAATTTCTTTAAAATTACTTTAAAGTTATTTAAAAAAATATTTAAAAGATATATTTAAAGATACTTTAAAGGGATCATTTTTGATACTGTTGAAAAATTTGAATCAAATTTTCAACTTCTTTTTGCGCGTAAGGATGTGTTTTTTCCTTCGCCTGACTCATTAATATTTTTTTGTATTTTTTGTGCATATCTTCACTGGCACCACCCATGCCTCCGATGTTTCCACCATAGACATCAAGATATTCTTTAAGAAGATACTCAGTAAATTTTTGCATTTAAAATATTTATTCATTGTTTATTCCAGACAATTTTCCTTTAAAGTTTCATCGATCCATTTTTTGAAGTAATCCAGTCTTACTGCCCCATTGTCCACTATTACTCCTGTTTCAGCATCCATTCCGAAAAAACAAATGATTCCGGCGAGCAATCCTCCATCTTCGAAGACTGCTCCGCCGGAATCCCCATAGAATACGGAACCCTTTGTGGCAAGCATTCTCATTACTTGACCACCTTCTTCAATCAGGCTTCCGTAATATTTTACCACTCCCGGTTGGCTTACCTTTTTTATTCCAAGGCTCCAACCCACCGTGGTTAGTTCTTCTCCGGGTCGCAATTCAAAAGGACCCTGTACCAGCTTCGCTGGCGTCTCTTCGCATTCTGCTTCAAGAATGCATAGAGCCAGATCGTTGAATGGCAAACCCGGATTTATTTTGTTGGGAAAAAATACATCTTTTATCAGATGTGCTTTTCCTTTTTGCGTCATGAAAAACAAATGGGAAAGATCTTCGCCAAAGCAATGCTGCGAAGTTAATATTGCTTTTGAATTTATCAGCACAGCCGAACAAGCAATGTCTCCATTTGCATTCATCAGAGCGCCGACGCAACCATAACGGTCGTTTTCGCCCGTTTCGATCATGTCGTATTTTTCGGGATCCAAAAGAAACGAAGGACCTATTGTTTCCGGTTCTTCTAATATTTGTTCTTCTTCTTGCTGCTTCGTTTCCGGCGGGCAGGATATGCTGTTGCAAGCAGTGCTTGTCGCTAGGAGAAGAGAGAGGATTAGAGCCCTCGCGCTCATTCTAATAATATTTATACAAAATTTTAAAAAATTTGCAAAAAACTTTTGGTTTTTATTTATCTTGCATTTGGATAAATATAAAGATGAATGAGCACGTAAATAGAGGTTTTCTTGATCGTTTTATGGGGAAATACATTTCTCGCGAAATAACATTTCTCGATATACACAAAAAAAGAAAAGAAATATTGTTAAATCAATATTTGGAATCTTTGGAAGAAAAAAAGAAAACTCAATTAAATGAAACAAAAAAGCATTCATACACTTCTTCTATAAAAAATATATTCAGTTCCAGAAACAAAGGATTAATGGAAGCAAACGGTTATAATCCCGCAGATTGGGAAATGCAGTCTACTCCATACGGTGTTTTCTTTTTTAATAAATCTACGAACGAATGGATGAATAATTTGGGGGTAGTTGCTCAATCTTTAGAAGATTTATTGGATATGGTCGGGGAATCTGCTGATAATTTTGCAGACTCCGGAAATAGCAGAATTCCTCAAGGCGATCCTCCTTTGCCACCTTTGCCAGAACCCACATCAGCACTGGATTATGAAGTTTTTGCGGCATATTTTTCGGAAATATCAAATTGGAATGACGCTCCAATAGATGGATTTGTGATTCCATACACTACATTTGGGGTGGTTCCAATGATTCCCTTGGTCGGAACTCAGTATAATGGACTAAGATCTCCTGATGGAGGATCTGCTCAAGTAGATTACAATTCTTTCATATCACTTGCAGAAACAATTCCTACCAGTAGAAGAGTTGTAAATACGATATTTTTTTGGGACGAGATGTCGTCCTACACATACCCAAAACATTTAAAGTATAAACAAGGCTCCGATGGGTTTACATACGAAAATGGAAGATTTTTGAACATATGGTCGGATAACCAATACGAAGAATGCAAAAACGTTTTAATAGATGTATTGGAAGAATTTGATGCAAATGCCATAGATCTTCCTTATTTCGCAGATGACAAAGAAAACGTAGATCCTGTATACGGACTACAAGGATATAATTCTTACTGGCCATTCGGAGCAGTAGAATGTCAACAAAGCAACATTCCAGCTAGATTTGATGGAAACGGAAATCCATTATCTCAAATGCCTTTTTGCTTTGGCGGAACTCCAATTGGGCTGACATGTGATGCCAGACAAATTGCATCTATTATAAATGATCCTAGATTTAATTCTTATGTAAATCCTCAAAACGGAAAAAGCGTTGCCCAATCATTTTTGGATTATTACAAAGCAATAAGCAATCAGCCAAATTTAGCATCGACCGCAGAACAAGTTTTGGCCAAATGGGCAGGAGTGACTCATCCGGGAGATTTCCAAGGATGCGGAAATGATACTACGAGACCTTATAGCTTTTTTGGTCCCGGTCCGGCAATATCTGCAGCTCAATCTTTGGACGAAAGATACATTCGCGCTGCATGGGATGGAGCTCTACATGAATTAGCAAATGGCCATTACGCTACTAGAATGTTCACGGAAGCGTTCGCTCAAGTAAATAGATATTCGGGCAGTACCTATTCTAATTACGAAAACTTTCCAGTTGGAACGACTGAAGGATTTTTTGCCAGAGATTCAAACAATCAAGTAACTCTGAGTCCTCAATTTACGAATATAAGCGGAGGAAAGCCTTTCTACGGAAACAATGGCAATATAATTTTTGCAAGTTTTGCCGCTGCAAATTTTCAATCTGGTTATGTTACAAATCCTACCACAGACGAAGAAAGATATACATGGTGTGGTTACGGCCAAAATCCTTATCAAGGACCCGGAAATTTGATAAGATATGCGGAAGAAAGCGTAAGCTTTAACTGGTTCTACAAAAGAGCACACAAACAATTAGTGGACGATGTTAAATGGATGAGACATATGTATCGAACCATGCCAGATTTTTGGAAAGTAAATACGCCTTGGGTATCACCTAGAGGGTGGTATACTTCTGATGTTGGATATTGGTATGAATTTATGTATCATCAACTTTGCCACGGTTGCATATATTTTGCTCATTTTGAAGAAAGCTGGAACTCCACTAGAATAGGATTGATGAATAATGTTCTTAATGAATGGAGGACAGTTAGCTATAATTCCAAAGCAAGGCCATGCTCAAATTCTACAGGAAACATCAATTTACCAGTAGATAGACTAATAATGGTGGACGCAGTAGAAGGACTTCTGAAGAGCGGTGGATATTTATTGAATTCAGGAGAATATTTGTGGAGATTGACTTTTCCCGCCTCTTCCATAACGGAAGGAATAATAAATGACGGAGACCCAATTGTGCTAGGAAGAATAGGAAACGATTCCGACATTCCGGCGACAATAACTATTAACTTCTTCGACCAAATGAATGGACGAGGTGCATGGGTTAAGAGAAAAATACCAACCCCTCCAAATTATGAAATTTTGTTGCCGTAATTTTTCCACTAGCTTTTTTAAATTTTTTTTGATATAATACCTACATGAAAGTCGGCAGTCTTTTCTCAGGCATCGGAGGATTTGAATTGGGGTTTCATTCCCAAGGCTTCGATGTTTCTTGGTGCGTGGAAAAGGACATCTATTGCCAAAAAGTTCTTTCGAAGCATTTTTCAAACACTCCGATATACGGAGACATTCGCCAAGTCAATTTGGATTCTCTTTCAAAGGTTGACGTGATCACGGGAGGGTTTCCCTGCCAAGATCTGTCAATCGCAGGAAAAAGAATGGGATTGGCTGGCCAAAGGAGTTCACTGTTCCATGAGTTCGACAGATATATTCGGGCAACAAATCCCAGATTCGTCGTGGCAGAAAATGTCGTCGGATTGCTGTCAAGCAATTCGGGGCGCGATTTCGGAATCATCCTCAATGAAATGGCCGAAAAGTGGGGCGCTAAATCTATCGCGTGGAGAATACTGGACAGTCAGTTCTTCGGAGTTCCCCAAAGACGCAGAAGAGTCTTCATTGTCGCGGATCTTGCAGGAGAATGTGCCGCCGAAGTACTCGATCTCTCCCAAGGCGGCGCAAGGAATACTTCGTCGGGCGGAAAAACGGGGAAAGAAATTACCTGCACCCCTGATGGAATCTCTGGAACGTGTAGTTGCAAATGGTCAAAAGGGACCGGAGGTCCCGCCGGAGACGAACACTACAACCTGATCGTATATCGCTGGCAGAACGACAGAGAAGGAATGGTAAATGATGGCACTGTCGGGACTCTTCGCTCTTCTATGGGCGGGAGCGGATTCTCAGAAATAAACCATCCTTTGGTCCATGCATATGCAATAGGCGAGCATTCCAAGAAAAACGTACTGAGCGTTGTTCCGATTAACGTTGCAACCACTGTTACTTCACAAAGACCCAGCGATCAAAGCCACAGAACACAGACTTTCTTGGCATATCCAGAGGTAGTTCGAAGACTCACTCCTCTTGAATGCGAAAGACTTCAGGGATTTCCGGATTATTGGACCGATGGCCAGTCAGATACTCAAAGGTATAAGCAAATAGGAAATGCCGTGACAGTAAATGTCACGGCATGGATTGCTGAAAGAATACGAAAAATTTTACTTTAATTTTTTGTTCAAACGAGAAATTGCATTGACGCTTTCTTGGAGCTGCATTTCATCGTTTGACATGCGTTCTCTTTTTGCAGGTGGCTTGCCTTGAAGCTTTTCTTCTTTTCGTCTCTTGCCACCATCACCAACAAACTTAGCATTTGGACGATTATTTGCTTTTTTCTTTGATGCTCTACGTTCCCCTCTATTTTTGGGGTGGGCTTCAAGAAGGGCTTCAATTTCTTCAATTTGGAGTTGAAGTTCTTCACATATATTTTTATAATATTTGAGCAAGTAATTCATGTTGAAATATTTATAGAATAAATAATTCCATGAACTACCTAACGAGATATTACAAAAATTTGTCCGAGCAACTTCAAGAAAAAATTGATGCCATCAAGGAAGAGATCGCAATCCTTGAAGGAAAAACCAAGCCAAAGAAATCACACGAAGAAGAAAGAGTTGAAAAGATAAAGGCAAAAGACAGAAAGAAAAAGTTAAAAGCAGAAGAAATGAAAGACGCAGAAGAAGACTGAATTATTAAAACATAAATTTTAAAAACAGGGTCTCCGGAGAGACCCTGTTTTATTAATAAATATTTCCATGGATTACATGGCAAAATATTACAAAAATTTGTGCGAACAGCTCTCGTCAGACATGACAAGACTATTGGCTGATCTCGATGCAAGAATAAAAGCAAGAGAAAATGATCCAAACTTTCAAAGAATAGCAAATGCTTCTTTTTATGCAAGAAGACAGAGACAATTAAATGATTACAAAATTCCAAACAAAGTCGCTAGTGCAAGTCTTCAATTAAACAGACGGAGCAGGGAACTGGCAAGAGGAAATCCACTTACCCAGCCACACCACGAACTCCAAGCCTTTTACGAATTGGAACCCGAAAAGCAAGAAAAATTGATTCCCACTCTTTCAAGCGTTTCTTTGGAAAGGCTGCAAAAGGCGCAATACGAAAGATCCAAATCCATCTTGGGAGGAGAGGAAGATACCAAGCTGAATCCTCAATCAGTAGCTGCGCAAAACCTGATATCCAAAACCTTGACCCAACGAAGAGAAAATCCAATGGGAGGATCCGCAGCAGCCAGAACCTACGTGGAAAGAGCCAAGACCCAAGCACTCCCATCCTCTTTCAGCTCAAGGGAACTTCAGGCAATCTCAAATGAAGCCGAGAAGGAAGGCAAGGCCCAGTTCGCCGCAGGACAAAAGACGATCTCTCCCGGAACATACGCAGCAATACAGAACATCGAAGCCGCCCAAAAGGCAAGAAGAGAAAAAGACGCACAGGAAACTGCCAGTCTCATGGCTTCAAGAGAAGCAAATGCCAAGAGAATGTACGGCGATCAATGGATGAAATACGTCTAAAGGACTCAAATGCAAAGTTTTAAGCAATTTTTAATCGAAGGCATGAAGCGGGCCAAGAGAAGAGGCACCAAATCCGCCGCAGAGAAAGAAGCAAAACGCCAAGCAGTAAGAATGGCCAGAAAACAAGTCGAAAGAGAAGCAGAAAACGAGGAAAGAAAGGCCAACCCGACAGGGGACCCACTAGAAGACGCTCCGCGGAAAGTCAGCGACGAGGAAAGCCTTCTAAGCAGCAACATATTTGACCTGATTGACATGGCCGGAGGCAAAACTCCCACCACCAAGTACTCACACCTGACCGACAGACAGCTGCAAATCATGTCGGACGTGGAAACCAAGGCTCATAGCGCCGAAAAACAAGCATACGCAGCAGCTTGGGCCGACAAAATAATGGATAGACAACCAGTAATAGCCAACAAGGCACTGCAAGACGCAGCAAGACGATACGAAATCGAAACCAGAACAGAGAAAAAAATTCCCTTATTCGGGGGAGCACATAAAAAATTCATCTACAAACACGGATAAATCATGAATTACCTAACACTATACTACAAAAATTTATCGGAACAACTACAAGAACAAGTAAATCTTCTTGAGACTGAATTGAAAAAAATGTCCGACAATGAGCCATACCCAACACCATCGCAAATGGCGGCAGAGATGATGGCAGGAACCAGAGACATAAAAACTAAAAAGCCAATAAAACCAAAAAAGAAAAAGAATAAGTAAAAACCAGTAAAATTTTCAGAGAGTATCGAATGGGTCCCTAAAAGGGGACCCATTTTTTTTATGTAAACCCTAGGATACCAGAAAGGGGACCCATAAAAGGGACCCAAAGGGGACCCATTTTCTCAGATAGGGGGTGGGGGTATCCAGAAGGGGACCCATGAAAGGGGACCCAGAAGGGACCCGTCGATTTATACAAGAGGGGGTGGGGGATTCTAAAAGGGGACCCGGTTTTTAGAGGAATTTTTGGAAAATTTTAGAGGGGATTGGCAAGCCGCCCCCTAACAGAACCCGAACGGGGACCCATTTTACTGTCTGGACCGGCTTTGTCAAGTGAAATCTTTTTGGAATTGCAATAAATCTTCGCCGTCGCCGGTGGTCCGATAATAATAAAGTGTCGAATCCGCGCCGAATCTAGTTGCATCGGCCCGCGTTTCGGCTATAGTTCACTCATCGGCCCGCCGCACGGCGCGCCCCCGCCCCTAACCGCGCGCGTTGCGCGTCCGGGGCCTGTGGGCGCGAGTCCCGCGCGAACGGAAGCCGAAGTCTGGAGAGGCTACTATGTCGAACGCTCTGAAGTTTGTCGGCGGCACGGATACCCGCGATACTCTCGCGCAAGTTTGCGCGGGGATCACGGCGGCGCAGGCGGGTACGGTCGTCTGGCGGCGCGTCGGAGAATCCGGCGGGTCCGGGAAGGATCGGAAGGCGGGGCAGTTCGATTCGCGCCCCGTCACGAAGGCTTGGATGAACGCGAACGGGAACGGCGTGTACTACCTGTTCGTCATCCTCAACGGGGCGGGCGGGAAGGGCGAAGGGATGCGTAAGATTCGTATCGATAGCCTCATCAGCGCGTCGGTCGGATGAACGCGAACGGGGGGCCGGGCACCGTGCCCGGCCCCCTATCTTCCCTCTCAACGAACGGAGAATCGAATGTCACACTTCTACGGAACACTCATTGCACCCAGTCGCACCCCGCTCACGCGCTGCGGCCACAAGCCTCGCGGCATCGAGGCCACCGTCCAGTCATGGGAGCATATCTTCCTGCTCCAAGCGTACCATTCCACGATGGACGGCGATTCGCTGCGGATTCTGTACGCGCCGAAGGGCGACAGCGCCTTCCCGTCGCACCGGATCGTGTTGCTCGATGAACCGATGGCGCGACTGGCCGAATCGTGCGGAAGCCTACCGGGGCGGCTAACGATCCGCGCCTAATCCAAGCCTCCAGACGGCAGCCCCCCGGCGACCTACGACGGAACCCGGGGGGCTGTCCTTTGGTAGCCGGCCCCAGGACTGACCAGGGCGCTGTCAAGAAAATTCTGTGCGGAATTTCAAAAAATTTTATGCTGATAGGCCGCTCCTCACACTGCCCGCGAAAACCACGCAGGATG